GACAGCCACAATAAAGACTTTGAAAAATTAAAACGCTCAGTATCAGTTCAAAACATTATCCAAGCACAGATTGCAGGTCGTAGCCTTTCAGGTGCAGAACTTGAGTACAACAAAGAAGCGGAAAAGCGATCAGGTAAGAAAGCCCAGGGCGCATTCATTCCATTCGATGCACTGGAAACACGTGCAACAAACAACACAACTACAGCAGCCGAACTCGTAGCAGCGAACCACCGCCCACAGGACTATATTGGGGCCTTACGTTCTTCAAACATTGTTCGCCAGATGGGTGTACGAACATTGACTGGATTATCTGGCGATGTAGTCATTCCAAAATTCGGATCAGGTTTATCACTTGGCTGGGTAGGTGAAGAAGAAGCCGTACCAGAATCAAATATGTCATTCGATGCAATCACATTGACACCGAAGCACACAGGCGGAAAAACTGAAATGTCACGCCAGTTGATCCAGCAATCCAGCCCAGACATTGAAAGTCTTATCCGTGAAGATTTGTCATTCTTAGTGGCAAAAAACATTGATGAAGCAATTTTGGCAGGCACAGGCGTTAAAGACCCTCTAGGTATCATTAACACCACTGGCGTTTTAACTGGAACCTTTCCCGATGGTTTAACAGGTGTGAGCTGGCAGAATATTTTAGAACTTATCCAGCAGTTAGAAGATGAAAACATCACCAACCTGCAATGGCTTGGAACCAGCGCTTTAAAAACTTTCCTTGCAGGTGTTGAGAAGTCCACAGGCACAGGACAGTACCTATACCAGAACGGCCAAGTTGGTGAACTACCTTTCAAAGTGTCAGCGAACATGCCAGCGAAAACAGCCATCTTAGGTGACTTTAGCCAAGTAATGCTTGGGGTGTGGTCGGAGATTGATATTCTGGTGAATCCTTATTCGGAACCAGCGTACAGCCGTGGTGGGGTCCAGGTGAGAGCGATGGCGACTTGTGACGTAGCAGTCCGACATCCGAAAGCATTTCTTGTAATGACCGAAGCGGTTGCAGGTGGCTGATATGGAAAAAAGAGCCTTTAGCGTAGAAAGCAAAGGGCGCACCTTGTCAGGGTATGCGGCTGTATTTGACAGCCCGACCTTGATCGGGAGTTTTTCCGAAGTAGTAAAAAAGGGAGCGTTCACACGTTCCCTTTCTTCTCAGGAAGCGCCAAAAATTACAGCCATCTATGAACACAACCCAGAACATTTATTGGGCCGATTGGGATCAAATACGCTTCGACTTTGGGAAGATGACAAGGGCCTGAGATTTGAACTCGATCTACCAAGCACCACTTTGGGTAACGATGTAGCCGAGTTGGTGAAGCGTGGCGACCTTGCAGGATGCTCATTTGGTTTTATTGTCCGATCCGAGAACTGGACAGATACCACCAGGGAGATTTTAGACGTTGATTTGTTTGAAATCACAATCACCAGCCAGCCAGCTTATGACGCGACCAGTTTAGATATTCGGGCCAAGCGTAAAGGCATCAAGCGCCTAGTAGCTGCACAAAAATATCTGGAGTGCTTTAAATGAGCCGTAGAAATCAAAGACGACATGAAAAAAGAAATAACACTCCAGCGTATGACACCTATTTCGCCAATGTGCTGAATACTCCAGTCGTGAATGCCAAAACAGCAGAATCTATTTCCACTGTTTACGCTTGTATTTCTGCAATCAGTGAAACCATTGCCAGCCTACCTTTTGAAGTTTATAAGCGAACTGATGCAGGTCGGGAAAAGGCAAAGGCGCATCCGTTATATAAATTGATCCATGACAAGCCGAACCACTGGCAGACAGCACTAGAATTTCGGGAAATGCTGCAACGTCATGTTTTATTGCGTGGTAATGCTTATGCAGAAATTAAGCGAGATCGGGCAGGGATTACAGCATTAATTCCACTGCACCCCGATAGCGTTACAGTTCTCTTAAATAACAATGGGTATTTGGTTTATGACGTTATTCAGCATGATGGCAGCAGCAAGCGATTACTTGCAGATGAAGTTTTACATTTACGATTCCATCCATCTGACAGCACCCCATATTTAGGCAGAAGCCCGATCCAAGTTGCACAGGACACAATCAGTCTTTCGTTGTCCGAACAGCAGCACGGAACAAACACTTTTAACAATGGCACTTCTTTAAATGGCGTAATCGAAACCCTACCGACCACCACCAAAGAACAGGCCAAGTCTATTTCAGACAGTTGGAAAGCGAACTATTCAGGTGTGAAGAATGCAGGCACTACACCAGTGCTACCAAGTGGCGCAAAGTTCACGCCAGTCAGCATGTCATTGATAGATAGCCAGTGGCTTGAATCCAGACAGTTCAGCGTATTGGAAGTGTGCCGATTGTTCCGAGTGCAACCAACCATCGTTGGTGTACTGGACAATGCGAACTATTCAAACAGCGTGGAGCTGGCCCGGCAATTCGTAACGCTCACATTGAAGCGCCATTTGCTGATGTGGGAACAGGCAATCAATAACACATGTTTGACAGATATTTATTATTGCGAACACAACCTGGATGGACTACTGCGAGGGGATAACACCAATCGAGCAGCATTCTATCAATCGGCATTATCTAACCAATGGATGACTATTGATGAAGTCCGAGAGCTGGAGAATCTACCAGTAGGCATTAAGGCGGATCAGGACAATGAAGAAACACACACTGTATAAGCCAAAGCAGCGAGCCATCCCATTGAGTAGCAGACTATGGCAGAAGATCAGACAGGCCGTTATTGCTCGTGATAGTGGACTATGCCAGATATGTGTTAAGCGTGGCCTAACTGTACCTGGAACCGATGTGGATCATGTCAATAATGATGGTGATGATAATGAGCTAACCAATCTAGTTCTACTGTGCCATGAGTGCCACTCACTCAAGACAGCACAGGACATGGGAAAACAGGTCAATTGGGGGTGTGACTTACAAGGCAGACCACTTGACCCGAACCACCACTGGAACAAGGAAAAGCACACTGCATGGTATGACTTGCCAGAGTGGAAAGATAACAAGTATGCACAGGCCAATAAGCAATTGGCAGAGCTGCGAAAAAATCACGAAAAGGTTTTGGATGTAGTACCGCCCATCCAGTCACATTTTTATGACCGCAGTTGAGGGATTTTGAAAAATGGCGAATCCAAGAAAACCAACGGCATTAAAAGAGCTTGCAGGCAATCCAGGTAAACGCCCTTTGAATGATGCTGAACCTGAATTTTTACCAGCCGAAACCATAGCCCCAGATTGGCTACAAGGTGAGGGCCTGCACCAGTGGAACAAACTAGCCCCACAGATGGCCCTTAACAATTTGCTGAATGTTGCAACCGTTGAACCACTGGCGACCTACTGTGATTTATTGGGCGCATACATTGAGAGTCGAAGAAGTGGCGAAGTCCCAGACATGCGTATTTTTAACTCACTTCGATTGATGGCCAAAGAGTTCGGATTTACCCCATCAAGCAAGGGTGGAATAGTGGCACCAGAAAAAGGAAATAAAAATGACAAGTCCAGATTCTTTAGCTAACTATTATTTTTGCGAAGATGAAGCCGACAAAGTTATTGGATTCTTTGCTGAATGCCTTACTCATTCTACAGGCCAATGGCGTGGCAAACCTTTCGATCTTTTAGATTGGCAGATTAAATACCTTCGGGAGTTATTCGGCTGGCGTAGAAAGGACAACCACAAAAGACGATACCGCCAAAGTGCTTTATTTATCAGCCGTAAACAAGGAAAAACCGAGCTGGCAGCAGCCATAGCACTGTATTGCTTACACTGTGAAAATGAACCAGCAGCGCAATGTTATAATGTTGCAGCCGATACAGACCAAGCTGCACTTTGTTTTAATGCTGCAAAGGCCATGACTGAGAATGAACATGAGCTTGATAGCAGATCAGAGATTTATAAGCGATCAATTTTAGTTCCCAACAGTGGCAGCGTTTACCGTGTGCTATCGAGTTCAGCCAGCACCAAGCATGGTTTAAACGTGCATTATTGCGGTATTGATGAACTGCACTGTATTGATGATCGGGAGTTGGTCGATGTGTTTACCACAGGCACACTGGCCCGAAACAATAGTTTGATTCTTTACACCAGCACAGCAGGATTTAACAAAAATTCAATTTGCTATGAAATCTGGGATTATGCACAAAAGGTACGTGATGGAATCATAGATGACCCAACATTTTTACCGTGTATTTATGAAGCCCCAGCAGATGCAGACTGGAAAGACCCAGCAACATGGCAGGCAGCTTGTCCGAGTATGGGCCACACTGTAGACCTGAGTTTTTATGAGCAAGAATGTTTAAAGGCCCAGCAAGTGCCAGCTTATGAAAACGTATTTCGTAGACTGTACCTGAACCAGTGGACAGAATCAGACAGCCGTTGGTTAAGTTCAACTATTTGGGATGATTGCAAGAATCTTAACTACCCAGACCTTGCAGGTCAGCCATGCTATGCAGGTTTAGACCTTTCCAGTGTTCAGGATATTACAGCCCTTGTTTTAATCTTTCCAAATATTGCAGGTAAGACCTACACACTACCTTTCTTTTTTGTACCTCAAGTGCAGATATGGGAGCGATCCAGAAAAGACAAAGTTCCATATCCGCAATGGGTGGAGCAGGGCCATTTGATAGCAACAGATTCAAAAGCAGTGGATCAGCAAGCCATCCGGTTAAAAATCCATGAGCTGGGGGAAAAGTACCAGATCAAGGAGGTTGCAATTGATAGATGGAACGCCAGCCAGTTAATGACAGACCTTGCAGCAGATGGTTTTGAAGTTGTTGGATTTGGTCAGGGATTTGGAAGCATGAGCGCCCCAGCAAAGCAGCTTGAAACGATGCTGATTAATGGTGATTTACAGCACCCGAATAACCCAGTTTTAAACTGGATGTGTGCCAATACCGTTGTCGAACAAGATGCAGCCGGAAACGTGAAACCAAGTAAGAAAAAGAGTTCTGAAAAGATAGATGGGATTGTAGCCCTTTGCATGGCATTAGGCCGAGCAATGGCGAATGTAGATTTAGACGTAAATGATTGCGAGGTTATATTTTAATGAATTTAGTGACTTTGGAAGAAATGAAGCAGCACCTTAGAATTTTGCATGATTTTGATGATGCAACCATTCAAATTTATCTGGACAGTGCAGAGCAGCATATCAAGAACTTTCTGGGTGATGACTGGATCAAGACCACAGAAGCACCAGCACCAGTTAAGTCTGCAATTCTGCTACTGGCAGCAGACTTGTACCAAAACAGAACCATGCAGGCAGATCAGGCACTAAATAATAACCGTGCATTTGATTTGCTTTTAGGCCCATACATTACAAAGCAGGTGCATTAATGAATATCGGCGCAATGGATAAACTTTGCATTATTGAGAAACTCTCAATTATTTATGATGAATACAACTATGAAACCGAAGCCTGGACAGAGTTCACCAGATTGTACGGTGACTTTCGACCACTTAGCAGCCAGGAAACTATTTCTGCACAGGCCGAGCGGATCAACTTTAAAGCCAGGCTGATTACTCATTTTGTTGATGGCATTGATTCAACTATGCGAGTTCGGATTTATGGCCTGAGTGATGAACCTGAGTTATTTGGAATTGATGGCGTGATACGTGATAACAAGACCAACAGGCAGCACTTAACTTTTGAGTTAAGGGAGCCAGGGATAGGCTGGGAATAACCAGCTTTTTTCGTTTCGTATAATAGTCATTATGTTAAGTGATTAAAAAACAACCCTATTTTTTAAGTTGATTTTATCGGTTATTCTGCGAACCAACAGAGCTAATTTTAAGAATAATCATGTCACTTTTAAGCATCGTGGAAGCATCCAAACAATTCAATATCACTCGATCCAGAATATATAGAGCATTGGAGAAAGGAACCATCACCGCCCAGATTGATGCTGATGGAGTTAAGCGGATCGACCCAACGGATATGATTCGAGTTTTTAGTGGTCGTAAAAAAACAAGAACAACCACCGAAGCAAAAAAAACAGGTGTTTCAGAACAGAATGAAATAATAGTGGAAATGCTGAAAGAACAACTGAAGCAGGCACAAGATAGAGAGCAGAAGTTATTTAATGAAATCGCAAGTATCAGAAAGGATTTTGATGATTACAAAGCGTTGATTACTTATCAGATGCCAGTTAGCCCCCCTACCCCACCAGAACAGCCCGAAGCAAAAAGAACAAGTTTAGACAATGAATCTGATGCAAGCGATACAGCACAAGCAATACAGCGTAATGACATAGGCCGAACAGATCAGAATGCACAGAAATCAGATGAAAGAGCTGCACCTAAAAAACATGGATTATTTGGTCGCATGATTAGAACTCTCATTGATGACTAAATTAGAAATCAAACAGGTCGATGATGGGTATAAGCACACAATTAGTCACCCATCATTTAGAGTTCACAAAAGTCATTTGCTATCGTGAAAAACAAATAAGAAATTAAATTTAAAAAAAGAAAAAAGGCTTTTATTAACTTTTAATAGCTTTTAATGCTTTTAGACAAGCTGAAACCTGCACAGGGCAAGGCATACAAAGGGGATAAGCACACAATTAGTCACCCATAAGCACACAATTAGTCACCCATAAGCACACAATTAGTCACCCATAAGCACACAATTAGTCACCCTTGAAACACATGATATAATAATGTATTCTTAAACACATTACATAACAAAGTGTTTTTATCTGGGGTGCAATATGAAAAATGAACTTGTTGTGAAAGATAATGCTTTAATAAATGCTTCATACAATCTTGAGGTTACAGAACAGCGTTTAATTCTTCTTGCTATTACTCAGGCAAGAAATACAGGCAATGGGATTACGGCCGAAAGTAAGCTAGAAATACATGCAGGTGACTATATGTGTGCTTATGATGTTGATAAACACGCAGCATACAAAGCACTAAAAGAGGCTGCTAATAATTTATTCGAGCGTCAATTCTCATTTAAAGAAGAACATAAAAATACTGGAAAAACAGGAATAGTTCGCTCGCGCTGGGTGAGCAGAATTAAATATGTTGATGAATTGGCAATTTTAGAAATTACATTTGCGCCTGATGTTGTACCGCTAATAACTCGATTAGAAAAGTACTTTACAAGCTACCAAATTAAACAAGTCGCGCAGATTACAAGCAAGTACGGAATCCGCTTATATGAACTTTTAGTTCAATGGCGTGACGTTGGGAAAACACCAGTTCTGGAGATTGATGATTTTCGTTTTAAATTAGGGATAGAGGATAGTGAATATAAATTGATGCACCAATTCAAAAGCCGAGTGCTGGAACCAGCCATCAAACAGATTAATGAGTTCACAGACATTAAAGCGGAATACTTGCAGCACAAGTCTGGTCGTACAATTACAGGCTTCGAGTTCAAATTTAAATTGAAGAATCAGCCACCCAAAGAAAAGAAACCTACTAGAGATCAAAACACGATTGATATGTTTGCAGGTATGACACCAAAACAGGTTTTGTTATTTGCGAAGAAGTTGGCCTATGACGATCAGTTTGGTGGCCGTGTTGGTGAAGTTGGGGAGAGCCGAGAGGATTTAGAAAGAAGATTGACTGATTTGCTTGTTGATCCGAGAAACCAACAGAAGTGGGCAGATGATTTAAAACGATTGGGATTTAATGCCTAAAAAACAGTAGTAACGACTTGGCAGATGATTTTCTATTTTCAAAAAGTAGCCCAATCATAGGTAGATAGTGGATCGGGTAATTTTGAACTGGAGAAAAATCACCGCTTAATTATCTGTAATACATAATGTTCTAATTCTATCTTTATTTAATACTCTAGTTAGGTTCTTTCGAGTGCCTTGCGAATTTTTATTTGGGGTAGTTCGGGGGATTTATGGCTGATTTACCTAAAAAGGCTCGTTGCGATTCAATTCGCAGAAATGTCGTTAGAAAAGAGCGTGAATTTTTTAAGGACTTTCTGACACTAAGAAAAGATTTTGATCGTAGAAATCTGGAGCAGGTTATCCATATCGCTTCATGGTGCAGCAACAATATGAAAACGCCTAGAATGATGCACTTTGCCTTAGAAATTGAAGATGAGCTTTTATTTAACTCAAGGAGATTCACCCAAAGTTTGAAAGAGAAATTTGCAAGCCAGATCAAGGCATATAACAAGGTTCGCGCTTTGGATGGAAAAAGCCAGAAGCCTATACCGCCTATGCACATAGTTTTTAGTATTGAATCAAAATACTTAAAACCATCCAATCCAGTACCGTACCTGCATATTCATGTTCTAGTGTTCATAGATACATTGCACAACCTTTATGGCCCAAATGAGCTAAATATCTGCATCACTAAAGCACTTTCAAAAATACATGGACTGGAGCAGCTTCACTTTAATGAAAATGAAGCTATTTTTTATAAAGACAACCGGAAGCGCCCAATTGGCTTCTTAAAGCTGCGGAACGATAAAACATCTATCAAAGTCGGCAAGTTCCTTGATTTGAAGTGGCACGACTTAAAAACCGAACTTGATGATGCAATTTGCAGAGCTTCATATCTTTGCAAGCTGGATCAGAAAGACCTGCTACCAGATGAATTTAAACGTGGTAATTCATTCGGCCACACCAGACCGCCAAAAAATAGCAATCAAGACTATGAACGACTTAAAAACATTCCAATTGGCACACAACTAGGATTCTTTTAACTACGAAACTTTCGTACAGTCACCAGTATGGGTATGGTCAAAATGACCACTCCATAAAAGCGATGCTCAAAAGTGAGCAACCGCAAAGATGATCCAGATTTGGGGCATCTCTTAACTTTCACCACTGATGAGAGTTGAAAACAATGGTTATCCTCAAATCTGAGTGCATCCCTTAACTACATTTAAAGTGTAGTGGCGGATCGGGTATAACCGCCAATGGCGGACGGATCGGAAGCATTTACCCCATTGGGGGATATCCCCAAAGTTGGGTGCATCTAAACAACCAAGCTACTTGATCAGCCACTTGGACGACTAAGTTCAATTTCCCAAATTTTCGGGACAACTGAGCTACCAATAAGGGGAGCAGCTTAAAATCGCATAGGAAGCGATTACAGCCACTTTAGACCTAAGATATGGAAACGGTAAGGCAGATACTTAAAAACGCCAATCAGAGCAAACTATAAGGCGTATTTTTCAATCAGGCATGAAAAAAGGCGATTAACCGAAGCTAACCGCCTTTAAAACTCGTCTGACTCTCTCAGATCAGTTTTAAATTTACTTGAATCGCCAAGCAAACCAATCAAAAACACAAGATCAAACACTTAAAACAACAAAGGGAACAGAGCTAATGAACCTTTAATTCGATTCTATACTATGCAATTTATAAAATAAAGTTATAGTTATAAAAATATATGAAACTTTAATTTATTAAATTAATGGAATGATTTATCATCATACCTATAACTTAAAGTATGCAATAGGAATCAATTGATGAACTTAACCGAATTACTTGAAAAACGATCTAGCACAGTTAGCCAGATGAAAGCCCTAGCAGATGCAGCAGCAAAGGCCCAGCGTGATTTGACAGAAGAAGAATCCACACAGTTTGAAACTTTGAAGAATGAAGAACGCAGCATTCAAAAACAGATTGACCGTGTGGAATACCTGCGAAGCCTGGAGCGTTCGGCCCCTGCGGATCATGTAGGT